GTCACGGCATAAATGCCGTGCCACCTCCCCCAAAGCTAAAGCGTTGGGGGAGGCTTTAAAAGAGTGTTTATTTTTGCAATATTGATTCAATCGGGAATTAAACGTTTCGGTAAAACAAACCTATCTCCCCGACCGAAACTTTCAACATTCCACTTTCAACTTTCAACTAAAAAATATTTTTAAAGAATTTTTTTAAAAATTGCATAAAAGTATGCAATTTTTTGAGTTTTGGGCCTATAAGTGGAGGGAGGTTTTACAAACGACTAAATGACAATCATTATTTCAATCAAAAGTCACAAGCAAAACATTCCCTTCAAAAATCGGAGGTGAAATTTATTGACAGCAAATTAAAGGACAGGGAAAAACAGTTTTGCGCGTGTTACGCCGAGACAGGCGACGTCAGGCTGTCGGCAAGGCTCGCAGGCTACCGCCTGAACAGCCGCGCGAAGGGCATTAAGCTTTTATCGAGGGACGATATCCGCGGGGAGATTGAAAATCTCCTGATTTCAAAGGAAAAGCTTGCCAAGCGGCTGGCGGTGCTGGGCTATCGAAGGCTTGCGTTCGGCGGTGTGAACGACGCCGTATCGCTCATCTGTTCCGAAAATGCGATGGAGCAGGATTTGAGCGGAATGGATTTCTATATGATTTCCGAGATTAAAAAGCCGAAGGACGGCGCGCTGGAGGTCAAGTTCTTCGACCGCATCAAGGCGCTTGAAAAGCTCGAAAACGCCTGTGCAGATACGAGCGCCAAGAGCCTGTTCGACGCTATCGGCGGACAGGGCGGTGAGGAAGATGATTAAGCACTTCTCAAAAAAACAGCTTAAGGTTTTACGGTGGTGGCACAAAAATTCGCCGCACTACAGCCGCGACGCGATTATCTGCGACGGCGCTGTGCGGAGCGGAAAGACGTTTTGTATGTCGCTTTCCTTTATAATCTGGAGCTTTTACGAGAACGGCGGCTCGGACTTTGCGCTTTGCGGCAAGACGATAAGTTCGCTTCGGAGAAATATGGTTACTCCGATTATCCCCCTGCTGAACTCGCTCGGCTTTGCCTGCGAGGACAAGCTCAGCCGCAATATCCTAACGGTCAGCTACGGCGGCGTTACCAACCGCTTTTACCTGTTCGGCGGCAAGGACGAATCGTCCGCCTCGCTGATTCAGGGTATGACGCTCAGCGGCGTTTTGTTTGACGAGGCGGCGCTTATGCCGCGCTCATTTGTCGAGCAGGCGCTTGCGAGGTGCTCGGTTAACGGCTCGCGGTTTTGGTTCAACTGCAACCCCGAACACCCCGAGCACTGGTTCTACCTTGAATGGATTAAAAAGGCGGAGCGCAAAAACGCGCTTTATCTGCACTTTACGATGGACGACAATCCGTCGCTTTCAGACCGCGTTAAGCGCAGGTATGAAAATTTGTACTCGGGCGTGTTCTACGAGCGGTTTGTAAAGGGCAGGTGGGTTGCCGTGTACGGCGCTGTCTACCCGTTTATGAGCGATGAAAAAATGTACTGCGATGTGCCTTCGGGCGGCTTTGACCGCTATGCCGTATCTATAGATTACGGCACCGTGAACCCTGCCTCGATGGGGCTATGGGGCAGGCAGAACGGCGTTTGGTACAGAATTGACGAGTACTATTTTGACTCGCGCAAGGAGGGCTGTCAGAGAACCGACGAGGAGCATTACGACGCTCTGTGCCGCTTGTGCGGCGACCGCAAAATTTCAGCCGTGGCGGTTGACCCGTCGGCGGCGAGCTTTATTGAGGTCGTCAGGCGGCATGGAAAATTCAGCGTAAAACCCGCGCAGAACAGTGTTGTTAACGGAATACGGCGTGTTACCCAGGCGCTGAAGGACGGAAGTATCAGGATTTGTAACACGTGCGCGGCGTCACGTCGCGAGTTTATGCTTTACAAGTGGGACACCGCCAAGCGCGACGACGTCCCCGTGAAGAAAAACGACCACGCGATGGACGATATCCGTTATTTTGTTACAACGATTATGGACGGCGGAACAGGCGCGGTTGCGTTTGCCGCCGAAAGATAGGAGGAAACCTGTGTTTGGAAGAAAAAAGCACAGCGGTAAAGCGAGTGTGCAGACGGTCGCGAAAAAGCCTGCTTCAAGCGCCTTTCCGCAGTTTTGGAACAGCGACGCGCTGACTGCTGCGGAGCGCGGTCTGTACTCCGCTCTCAGGGAAGCCGTGCCGGTTATCGACGCGGCAATCGGCAAGATTGTAAGGCTTTCGGGCGGCTTCAGGGTTGTCACCGAGGACAAGCGCGCTCAGAAGCTTGCCGACGACTTTGTTAAGAACGTCGCGGTCAACAGCGCAGGAATGGGGCTCGGCGGCTTTGTCAGCGCCTACCTCGACAGCCTGCTGACCTTTGGCGAAGCGGTGGGGGAGATGATACCCTCGCCTGACAGCAGGGGAATTTCCGCACTGTACAACGCAAGCCTTGACGACGTTGAACTGAGCTTCGGGGAAAATCCGCTCGACCTGCGAGTGAGCGTGAAGGGCTGCGGCGAGAACTCTCCCGTTAAATATCCGCAGCTCGTCGTCGCCGGAATTCTTAACCAGAAGTCCGGCAAGCCGAGGGGCACCTCGATTTTGGCAGGGCTTCCGTTTGTAAGCTCGGTTCTGCTCAGAATTTTGGAGTCGCTCAAAACAAACTGGGAGCGAATCGGTGACGTCCGCTTTGCCGTGACGTGCAGTCCCGGCGCTGACGGAGTTTTCACCGAGGAAAACGCAAGGCTGATTGCCGACGAGTGGAAAAAGGCTATGCGAAGCGACACCGTGTGCGATTTTGTGGCGCTGGGAGATGTGAGTATTAAGGCGATCGGGGCTGACAATCAGCTTCCCGACTGCGAAGTGCCTGTCAGGGTGATTTTGGAGCAGATTGTCGCAAAGCTCGGTATACCGCCGTTTTTGCTCGGTCTGAGCTGGTCGAGCACCGAGCGTATGAGCGCTCAGCAGGCGGATATTCTGACGAGCGAGCTCGAGTTTTACCGCTCGGCGGTAGAGCCGGCAATCAGGAAAATCGCCGGAATGCACCTGCGTCTGTGCGGCTTTAACTGCGGCTTTGACGTTGAATGGGACAACATCAATTTGCAGGACGAGGTGGAGCTTTCCCAGGCAAGGCTCAACAACGCAAACGCCCTGAAAACAGAGAGAGAAGTTGGTTTGGAGGTAATGGATGAATAACAGAGGGACCGTCACCAAGGACGCGGTTATCGGCGGCAGCACAAGCCGTCCGACGGACGAGGAGCTCGGGCTTATCAACGCCTACACGCGCCGTGAGCTTTCTGCCGATGAGGTTTATGTATTCTCGGTTGTGCTCTGCGACAACGACGTTGACCGCGACGGCGAGCGCTTTACCGTGGAGTCGCTCTTTGAGCTTGAAAAGCTCTTTGTCGGCAAGACGGGGATTTTTGACCACAACCCGTCCGCCAAGAACCAGACCGCAAGGATTTTTGCCTGCGCGGTCGAGAGCGGCGGCGGAAAAAAGACCGTCACCGGCGACGATTACTTTTGCCTTAAGGCGAGGGCGTATATCCCCGTAAATCCCGACACCGCCGCGGTGATTTCCGCGATTGACAGCGGAATTATCCGCGAAGTCAGCGTGGGCTGCGCGGTCGAGAGAACCGTTTGCAGTATCTGCGGCGAGGATATCGGAATGTGCCCCCACAAAAAGGGAGAGGAGTACGGCGGCAAGCTCTGCTGCGGCGAGCTCGTAAAGCCGTACGACGCCTACGAATGGAGCTTTGTTGCCGTGCCGTCGCAAAGGCAGGCAGGCGTTACAAAGTCCTTAAAAAGAAAGGAAGTCACAATGGAAGAAATTATGAAAAGACTTGATAAACAGGGAGGTCTTAACCTTGACGACGGCGAGCGCGAAAAGCTCTGCGCCTATATCAAAAACCTTAAGTCAAGCGCGAAGGACGGCGTTTATTACCGCGACAGCCTGAGCGCCGAGGTGCTCAGACTTTCCGCCGCGGTTCAGCCCGAGGTCTCGCGCGAGACAATGGACTGTATCGCAAAGTCACTGTCAGTGGCGCAGCTTGACGAGCTCAAGCGCGCCTTTGAAAAAAAGCTCGGCAATAGCGTAATGCCCAAGCCGCAGCTTTACACGTCAAAATCAAAAAAGGACTCGCAGAGCAACCGCGAGTTCAGCATTTAAGGGAGGATAATTATGGGAATCAGTTTTAAAGGATACGGCGAAAACGTCGTTACATTCAACGCCGACAGCGCGCTTACCGAGGCAGGCGTGCCTGTAAAGATGACCGCGGACAGCACCGTCGGCAAGTGCTCCGCAAACGATAAGTTCTGCGGAATTTGCGTTAATCTGCGCGACGGCTACGCGGCTGTTCAGCTTTCGGGCTATGTTGTAGTGCCTGCCGCCGCAAAGCTCAATGTGGGTTATCAGAAGGTAGCGGTGAACTCCGCAGGCAAGCTTGCCGCAAACGAAAACGGCAGAGAGGTGCTCGTTGTAATTTCGAGCGCAACCGAAGCCGGTATCATTCTTTAAGGAGGAAAAGTTAATGGCAAATTTTGAAAATATCACAATCGAAAAGGGTATGTATCAGACAAAGGGCGGCCTTACCGCCGCTCTCGAAAAGCTCGACCCGTCCGAAAACTACATCGGCACTGCGCTTGAGGGGCTCGACGCTTTTTCAAGACAGCTCAAGCGCTTTGACATCAGGGTGAGCGGCAGCGGCAGCGACTGCGTTGAAAAGTTCTTCCAGACCTCAAACTCCGCGGCGCTCTTTCCCGAGTATGTGAGCCGCGCGGTTGCTCAGGGCATGGAGCGCGCAGACATTCTGCCGAACATCGTGGCAACCGTGACCGACATCGAGGGTATGGACTACAGAAGCATCGCGTCCGTACCCGGCGATGACGACAAGGAGCTTAAGGTGGTAAACGAGGGCGCGTATATTCCGCAGACAAACATCAGAACACGCGAGAACCTCGTCAAGCTCCACAAGCGCGGCAGAATGTTGGTCGCTTCGTATGAGGCGCTCAGGTTCCAGCGCCTTGATTTGTTCACCGTCACCCTCAACCAAATCGGCGCTTACATCGCGAGAGCACAGCTTAAGGACGCAATCGGCGTGCTCATTAACGGCGACGGCAACAACAACGCGGCGGCAAACGTCAGCGCGGCAACTCAGGGCGAAATCTCCTACGGTGACTTGGTAAAGCTCTGGTCGAACCTCGCGCCCTACGAGCTCAACACTATCCTCGCGCCCACTGCCGAGATGGAGAAAATCCTCTCGCTTTCGCAGATGCAGGATTCTCACGCAGGGCTCGATTTTCAGGCGACAGGCAAGATGATTACTCCCCTCGGCGCTAACCTTCTTCACGCTCCCGAGATGCAGTCCGGCAAGATTATCGGTCTCGACAAAAACTGCGCTCTCGAGATGGTGCAGGCAGGCGGAGTTATCACTGACTACGACAAGCTGATTGACCGTCAGCTCGAGCGTGCCGCCGTAACCTGCACCGCAGGCTTCTCAAAAATCTTTACGGAAGCGGCAAAGACGCTTTCTTAACGGAGGGAAAGGTTTGAACATCGCAAATGTTACGGCGAGGTTTGCGGCTTACACGGGGCTTTCCGGCGACGAGCTGTTAAGTCAAAGCGCGCTTATCGAGAGCGCAGTCGATTATATTGACTTGATTACAGCCGTGGAAAATCCCGATGAGCGGCAAATCAAAAGGCTTGAAAACCTCAGCGCGGTTTACGCCTGCAGACTGTACGAAATGCGCGGCTCAGACGTTACTTCCTTTACCGCGGGCGACGTAAAAATTACGTCGTCCGCCGGCGGTAAGGGCGGCGCAGAGGCGCTTTGGCAGGAGCAAAAAAAGCTGTGCTCCGATATTTTACGCGCTGAAAACTTTTTATTTGGCAGGATGTGAGCAGATGGGAATGTTAAACAGCGTTACCGCGATGATTGACCGCTACGGCAACAGCGTTACCGTAAAAAACGGCGGAATAAATGTTAAAACACGCGCGTTTGTCGAGCCGCTCAGGTACAAAAATAAAATTTATATCGGCGGCAGGTATCACCCCCTCGGCGGATACGACAACGAAAAGTACCTCTACATCGGCAAGCCGTCCGTCGCGCTGGGCGAGGAAGCTACCGTTGTGGAGTGCGCAGGGGAGAGCTACGTCGTCAAAAGAGCCGAGCTCTACCGCGTCAGCGATACCCCTGTATATGCCTGGGCAATCTTGGCTCGCAGCAACGGGCGGATGGAGGATGAGTATGATTCGGATAAATCGACATTTGGATATGATTATTAACAGCCTTAAAGGCTGCGCGGAGCTCGAAAGTATCTGCTTTGTCAGGGGCTATACAAATCAGCGGATCGAAAGCCCCGTAAGCGGCTTTACCGCTGC